GTTTCTTTCCATCACGAGTTTGGTCAAAATGTATGCAAACCATGGCATTAAGGCAACTACCGCTTCCAAAGGTTCAACCGACGGAGCTGAATTTACGCCTATCACCAGAGATGGTGAAGAGAGTGCCACTGCGTTCTGCAAGAGAAAAATTCGTTGGTGCGAAGAGAAGGGCAGGTATGTGTCTTGTTTGAGTCTTGACTCGTTGGCATGCATGCTTATTTACACTGACAACAACCTCCGTGAGTATCAGGAGGTTCTGGACACTTGGTACAAGGAAATGTCTAGAAGAGGTAAGGCCGACTTTAACAAGTATGCCCCCTCGGTTACTCGAATTGCGGCTGAGAAGTATAATTACATTTCGATTTATTCGGACTACGATATTGCTTTGATGGCCACTGTTGATGGAGCTTCCAACACCCATTGCAGAAAGGTTTTCGCTGCCCTTGAAAACAGCGAACTCTCGAGAGATGAATTGCTATCTCTCGAAGAGTGGAAGAGTTCTGATAAGAACTATGAGATTGAGTTGCCTGTGGGCTGCTCGCCTCACGCCGACTTCAACGCGGATTTGGACTTACGAGATTTCCATGCTCGCAGAGGTCCACATGCTGATTATGTTCGCATGGCAAAGACGGAGACAAGAAGCAGTTTTTCTGCTATCTACACCGCCGCACAGGAGTACGCAAACCCTAACGGAAAGCCAAACGTGGTCTGGACGGCTCGTCGAAAATTGTGCTTAGAGCTTCAGAGCGAAGTTAAGGCATATGCAGAGATCGAGTCGTTTATTTCAGAGGATCATTATAGGCAGGAAGTTACGTGGAGATTGCGCTTTTGTGTTAAAGAACCGTCTTTCGCAGCGTGGGCTCGACAGAGGGCAGAGATTGATGATATTAACCTCGAACCCGAAATTGAGATGCCAATCTGTTGCGAACCTCATGCTGATTTCAACTACTTGGTTTATTCTTCCGAGGAGGATGATGAACCTCTGCCGAGTTTCTTTATTCCGGCGATTTCAACCAGTGTTAGTTGCTCGAGCGTTTCTTACAGTGCGGCCTCTGGTGCTATTGAATTCAGTGTCAGTTCGCCTGAATACAGAAGCGCTGGAAGTCGTTTTGCCAAGCAACTTCATGACGAGTGTCTCGATTTCATGAATTTGCATGCTCGATTAGGCACCAAGCCTGGGTTACACCAGACCACTTGGTACATTGAGCAAATGGAGAGATATGAAGAGTATGTCGATATGTGTGCTCAGATGAGAGCCATTTTCAACATTCCCAAGCAAGTTGTTCCTATAGCTTGCAATCCTCATTCTGATGAAGTTCCTTATCAGATTTCTACCGCAGTTAGCAATACGTCGAACGTGACGTTAATGCGTCTGGCCTGGGTGTGGGCAACCCTTGTCAGTATCATACTGCTTGCGAGAAATTATTTAGAATTGAGCACGATGGCTGAGAGTAAGCATCATGAACAGGTTGTTCTACCTGTTGATGGATTAATTGAGAACATTACAATTATTGAACCCCATGCTGAGTTTGTTCCCAGCGTTTCTTTGGAGGTTCATGAAACTACAGCGTTTACGACTGATGGTACTACGAAGGAAACTCACCCTAGTGATATTCCAAAGCCTTTGAATTATCGAGGCGATCAAAGTGACATCAGATCTTGGTTGGCGAGACCTTTCTTGTTAGCCACGCCTAGCTGGACTAACGTCGCTACTAATTTAGAATTGGTTTCATTTAACGTTGAGACAATTTTGAATACGATGACTCCTTGGAAGAATAAGCTTTCGGGTTTCCAGCTTTGGCGAGGAACTGCTGTCATCACTTTGCAAATGAACGCTAGCCCTTTCCAGGCCGGGCGTTTGTTGTTGCATTATATGCCGTGTTATAGCGGCGAACTTGACGCTTTAAACGTCAATCTTATGCAAAAGACTATGCATCCTCATGTTGAGTTTGATTGTAGGGACACCGAAGTACAGTTAAGGATTCCCTATATCGCACCCACTTCTTATAATGATCCTAGAACCAATTTTGGTTGGGGGAACTTTTACGTCACGGTTTTGTCTTCGCTTCGTTATGGAACGACTGCCCCCGTTGATGTTTCAGTTTCTGTCTGGATGCATTTCGAGGACTTTGAGGTTGCCGGTCCCATTCCAATTGTGGCTTATGCAGACGAAGTTAGATCTGAGCCCAGACACATTTCCAAAACGCTCAAGGCGGCTGGCAAGATTGCTGGTAGTTTGAGTTCGGTTCCTAGTATTGGCCCAATTATGGGTATGACGGCCTTGGCTGCTGACGTAGCTAGTAAGGCTGCTTACACCCTGGGTTATTCTAAACCAGTCGATGAGCAAACTCCTGAGCCTGTTTTTGTAGTTAACAACAGGTTTGCTGCCACTTCTGATGGCACGGACAGCGCTATGCCATTGTCTTTGTCAGCTCAAAATCGCATTCAACAAATTCCTATGAGTATTCGAAATGTTGATGAGATGAGTATTGCTTATTTATCGCATGTTCAAAGTTATTGGCAGAGCGTTACTTGGAATACCTCTCAGGCTACTGGTGTGTCCCTCATTACTTTGCCTATCGGACCTAGATTGTTTGTTTCTCCTGGTTCTTTTAGTGTCGGAGCGCATACTGTTACGGTTCAAACGCAACATCCTATTGCTATGCTTGGAGATTTGACAGCATTTTATCGTGGTGGAATTGATGTGACTTTCAAAATCATCAAAACTCAGTTTCATACCGGAAGACTTGATTTTCAATTTACGCCGGGTGATTTTGGTGTGGATTCTTATCAAGACATTGGTTTGATGCGAGAAATTCTCGATATTAGCGTGAGTGATGAGATTACCATTAAGATGCCTTATTTGACCGGACAGAATTATCTTGACTTCAATTCCAAGATTGGTACTTTGAAGTTAAAGGTTTTGAACAAGCTGAGAGCACCTGAGACGGCCTCTGACAATGTTGACATTTTAATATATATCAGAGGAGGGAAGGATTTCGAAGTTCAGGGAGTGATTCCATCTGGAGGCGGGTATCCTGTGGTTTGTACGCCTCATTCAGAAGAGAGTCTTCCTGTTGAGGTTGTCGGTAGCCAAGACGACAAGGACCTCGGTGTTGCGTTTTCATCCATGAGTATTGGGGAGCACATCATGTCTTTGAAACAGTTGATCAATAGATACAGCGTTGTCAACAATCGAAGCACCACCATTTCAAGCACTACTGGTCTTGCGGTTTATCCGTGGACTTTTGGCGGATTTTCCATAGATACGACAGGAGCTAAGATTGCTCCTCGTTATGGTGGTGATATTTTGGGCAGAATTGCTCCATGTTATAGGTTCTTCAAAGGATCCATGCATGTTGGGGTTATGCCCGGCGCTGACGGTATCAGCGCCAGTCAAGTGCCAAACCATATTAGGATGGCGCTTGTTCCTTATAATGCGTACAATGTGTCCGACTGTGTTGTGGCCGCTCCGACTGACATCGTGACTGGAAACATCGACTGGACGTTGTCGCAGCCTAAGAATACCGGCATTGGAGTTGCAGTTACTCCAGCAAGGGACGGCATGTTTTATGCTAAGGTCCCATATTTTAGTGACTTTCATTTTTCACTAGTCACACCCAATCTCAGCAACGTTCCAATAGTTGCGGGTGCGCAACCATTAACATCGGTTGTTATTGAGTACAATCAAATCATCGCGGAGTATTATAGTTACTTGCGTGCTGCTGGTGATGATTTTAGGTTTGGCTTCTTTATAGCCACACCGCCCCTTTATGTCTCTTCGACATGATGGGTAAGTCCGGGAGGGACGCATTGGTTTTCAATCTACCCTTCCCGGGTGGAGGAATTTTACTTTGCGTTTCTCCTGGCATTCCGTGAATTTATTCTTGGACGTGTAACAAAAAAGCAACGATA